TTAACCATGCTTGAAAGCGACTGCGTCTGCAAAGGCGCATTTCCCTTCCGCCCCGGAAACAAGTAGCCCCTTTCTATGGCGGCCTCCTCAACATATTCCCGGATCAAATCAAGCGTTATGGGATCTAAAGGAAGAGGGTAAACAAGCCATTTCTTGCTGTCGCGGACATAGAAGGTTCGCTGCCTAAAGTTTATATGTTCAATTTGAAGCGTTGCAACCTCTAATGGTCTGAGGCCAATCTTCATTGGCAACCGCACAATTAGGAAGTCGCGGAGAGGACCATTACGCCAAAGATAATTATGAAGCTTCAACACGTCTCCTCGATGGATTATGATGGGTTTTTCAACGTAGCGAAGCCGTGCTGGAGCGTTGGCGCCGTCCAAAGCGAAAAATTCAAGTTCAAATCGGCTCCTAAAAATCTTTATTTTCTGTAGGTTGTCGATGTAGCGGAGAGAGGTCAGTGAAAGTATTCGCATGTTACTGCAAATACGGAATCTCCAATTATTGTTTAAACTGGTGAACTTATATTGTAAGACTTGAGTCATCACATGCCGCCGAAAGATACTCTGCGCTGAACATATATAAAATTTATGAAAAAGGAGAAGTGAAAATATTTGAAGAGAAAACTTAAAGTATTCTTAAGCTTCTTGCAACGTCACCGAGAAATATCGTATGTTACTTGTTCCCGTAAGTTCAAGGGTTACCTGCACGTCTAAAATATAAACGTTTGTGTTTACGCTGTAGCGGTTGCCTTCGCTAACTGTAAAGGAAACGCTTGCGCCGTCTTCCACATGTGTTTGGAAATGTTTAGCTGCGCTATTATCCCATGCAACGTTTTCTTCGACGCATTCAAGGCGCCATCTACGGGTCTTGCCGAAAACCATGCGTTTATGGGTGTATTGCCCATTTTTCCATCCATGCCATTCGCTTGCCACAGCTTCCACGAAGTCCTCTATGCTAAGAACTGTGAGGGTATATCCGTCAAGCGTTACCGTCATCCTTCCAAATCAACTCCTATCCACTGTGAAAAATCAAAACGCTCTTCCAGCGCCTGTTTATCTTGGCGAAGCAAATTAACAATGTTTACTATCACGTCTTTAACGTCCTTCAAGGTTAACTGTCTGCCTACAACAGATTTTAGGATTTTTAGTTTTCCTTTTATTTCGCCTAAAGTTATTTCTACCTCTTGAACCGTATCATCTGGGAAACTTACGTCAAAAACCAGCACTGCTTCACCATGCGTTGTTACTATCTGCTTAAGCTTTATCATCTCACGTCCACTCCTATTATGCTTATACAACCGCCAAAACCGCTGATAAGCAAAACGCAGTTTGAAACCTCGGTAATTTCGAAAGTATAGGAGACATTTAAAATTCCCGTTCCGCTTGCGGTATAATAATAGTCAGTAGCGTCTCCAAAGCTGATGAAACGTTTTTTTCCAATTTTCACTGTTTTGGTTGGGTCACTGTCTAATGGTTCAAGAATAAGATATAATGTGCTTCCCTGCGGAAAATCAAGCGTGAAAGGCTCGTATTCCGTAGGCGGAATAATCCAAGGGCAAAGCATAATCCATATGACGGCTCTGACATTTCTAGTTGTCCCAGTATTATGATTATGGACTTTGATTTGAATATTATACTCGGTTGAAGGGTCTAATACGACTATTAGTTTGCCATATGCGCCTTCCGCATAACTTAAATTCTCTATATGGCCGGAATTAAAATCATTGCGTTTTTCTGTCCAACTTTGCTGCGTTCCATTAAGGTAAATTTTCCAGTTAAGCGAGCCGTATAAATCGGTTTCGCCGGGGCTTCTTATAACACTATTTCTATAGTCCACTCCTTCCATATAGACGGTGATGATACATGTATATTTTTTAATTTGCCCTATTGGAAGTTTTCGGGCGGAAGGCGTCGTGAAGCTTTGGTTAAGAATCGTGTAAGTAGCCGTGTTATCTACTGCCATTTCACCTTGAAATTTTTGTTTATCCTTGTCGGCAAAGTTTAACGCCGCAATATAAACGGTTGTCAGCCTCACGTATGACGATGTGCCCGCATACCAGCATGCAAGCTGAAAGTCAAAAGTATGGGTTCCAGCAGACAAAATAACATATGTTTCCCTTGTCACGGTGGTTCCTACAACCTGCCCGGTCGAAACTAGTGGATCACCATCTAACAAAACTCTACCATTACCGTATGTTCCAGACGTAACTTCAACTATGAATTTTAAATATATTATTTTCTCCTTACTTAATGTGATGCTTTTACTTCTAACAGTAACCCAATCAGAAGCCGCCGTAATCTGGTCCGTCAAGCCACTCTCGTCAAAGAAGACTTCTTCATCAGCTATTTGCCTAACCATCTCGCTTAACAACATTTTATATCACCAACTTACTTCCAATTCTTATGCGTTTATGAGTTGTAGGCGCCCCACTACTCGAAGCCTCCACAATCACATTATACAGTTTCTTTTCTACAAGCTTCGCCGCAAGCTCCGCCGTCCGCCTGTCCGCGTTTCCTTCAATATTTACAAGCGGGCCTGAAATCGAAACGTTAACGGAAGATGCACCCGATATATCCCATGCATATCCGGGTGGAAGCCGCGGGAGAGGCGCCTTAAATCCGGGCGGAGAAGGAATTGGCGGTAAAAGCGTTATTGGGCCAACTTTCTTCAGGGTTAACTTGGACTTCCTCGTGACTTCCTCCGTTTTATCGAGGACATCCTCCGTTTTATCGAGGATTTCGCCCATGATTTCTTCCCAGATATCGTTGGCTTTGGCTCCTATTTCTTGAAGCAACAAAACAAATTCATCGCCAAAATTTTCGATTTCCGTTCCTGTTTCATCTAAATATCTTTTCGTGAGCTTTTGGTATAGGCTCCAAAAAGCTTCAATTTGGCGTAGATATCGAGCTTTTAGGCGGTGTATTTCGGCTAACCAGATGTCCTTTTCGTCCTCTTTCGCTTCCCGAACCTTTTCGTTTAACTGTTCAAGTTTATCCTCATATTCAGCTGCTAATAGGTCTATCCTGGCGAGAACATCACCTACCATCACTGCGGTTTCGGTAATGCCACTTTCTTTCATTTGTTGCATTAAAAGCTCTTTCCATTCGGCAAGCTGACTAATTTTCATTTGATATTCAAGCGTCATTTGGCCTATTTGCGCCAAAACTGCTTTTCTTTCCTCGCCTGTTAACTTGTCGGCGTATTCTCGCATTTTCCTAATCTTTTCCCTGTGTTTCTCGGTTAATTCCGCCATGTAATTGTCAATTTGTTCGACCATATTCCAAGCTTTGCTGGTTGAACATTCAACGTATGCTTGCATTTGCTTTTGCGCTTCACCGACTAAACCGGCCTTGATTAGCTCCGTTACGTTGTTGGCCAAATTACTCATTTCACCGGTTACGTCGGTTTGAAGCGTAAACGCCTTACTGGTTACGCATTCTTTGAATTTTTCAAAGTTTTTCTGCGCCCTTTCAAGCAGTTGCGATTCCAAACTTTTATTTTGCTCTTTTAACAATTCATCTTGCTTTTCAACGTAATTTTCCAATATTTGTGCAGCTTTTTCCCACGTTAATTCCCATCTTTTAGAGAAAGCCGTGACTATGAACTCGGCCCCTTCTAACAATCCATGTTCCAAACAATTGTTGTAAGCTTTAGCATACCTCTTTACACTCTGCAGGAACTCCTCACTGTTTTCAACGTAACGCTTAAAGTACTGCGTCTTAAGCCATTCTAAATGATTCCGATAATTTTGGCGGGATTTTTGAAGCGCTTGTTTCTGTTGATCAATGAAATCCCAAATAATTCTTTCCGCTTGGTCAAAACTAATGCTATATTGATTAGCAAAATCGGTAATTACCTGAGCCGCTTTCTTGAACCGTCCAGCTTCAAAAACCTCTTTGAATTGCCTCGCAATGTTGGGAAGCGTTTTGGCCGCTCTTGCCTGCATAAGGTTAAAGTCGGCCTCAAGACTTTCCGCCAATTCATCGATGGCTTCTTTAAGCGGGTCAACGACTTCCGTAACCAATTCATCACTGTCTTCCTTCATTTTTTCGAGTTCTTCTTCTTGTTTTTGAACGTATTCTTCCAATATTTCTGCAGCTTTTTCCCACGTTAATTCCCATTTCTTGGCGAAAGCACTAACAACCGCTTCACATAAATACAGGCTTGAGCCTAAAAGTGCGTTATAAGTTTCACCGTAAATTCTTAAATCTTCAAGGAATTCATCACTGTCTTGGACACATCTTTTGAAATACGCTTGTTTAAGCCATTCCATGTGTTCTTGCAGCGTCTCACGTTGTTCTTGTAATGCCTCACGTAGTTGTTCAGCCTGTTCCTCCAGAAGTTGCTGTTGCTTTTCGTTAAAATCGCGAATAATGTTTTCCGCTTGTTGCCATGTTATGCCGTATTCATCAGCGAATCCTTTAATTATCTCCGCCGCTTCTTCGAAACGCCCGGCCTTGAACGCTTCATCGAAATCTTTAGCGATTGACGCCAAATCCTTAGCCGTTTCTGCTTTCATAATCCCATATTGTTTCATTAAATTCTCGGCGATTTCTTCAACGGACATCTGAAACTCTTCAGCTTTAAGTTCTGCAAGCCCAAAGTTTTCTTCGTAAGATTCCGCTACTTCCTCGGTTGCGGTTTCAACTGTTTCGGCAAGTTCTTCATGGGCTTCTTCAGTCATACCTAAAGCGTTTTTTATAGTTTCAGTCGCTTGGCCTACCGCGTTGCAAATCCAATCCCAAGCTTGACCTATCCAGCTCGCTACGGTTCCCAACGCGTCTGTTACCGGTTTTAAAACGTCCGCAAGCCATTGAAAAGCCGGAATCACATATTTCTGAATAATGTAAACTGCTAACCAGTAAAGGAAATCTGCAACCGGTTTAATCGCGTTCCACAAGTCCATAAAGCGGGCGCCGAGCCATTCAATCGCAGGAATGAAATACCTACTTATGAAATCTGCAACGGCGCTAACAACCGGAGCCAGCGCCTTACCGAACAAAATTTGAAGCCGCTCGGTTGCGGCTGCAAGTTTCATTTGCGCCCCTTTCAATGTATCAAGCTTTTCACCCACCACGGTCATCGCGGTTCCGTTTTTGTCCATTTGCCTCTCGTATTCTGCGAGTTTTTCAACCGCTGTTTTAGTTCCATCTGAAAGGTTCAGTAAGCTTAAAGCAGCCCTTGCAGCTTGCCTTCCGAAAACCCTGTTCAGATAAGCATCTCTTTCCGCTTGCGTTCCAAAACTCTCTAATTTTACGGTTAATTTTCCGATTATCTGTTTTAGGTTTAACATGCGACCGCTGCTATCGTAAATGCTGAAGCCAAGCTTATCCGAGTTTTTAATTAGAGCCTCAAACATCGCGTTTAAGTAACGGCCTGCCTTCTCAGCTTCTATGCCTTGATTGTTTATGGCAACCAAAGCCGCCGCAGTTTCCTGCAATGAAAAACCTAACGATGAAGCAGTGGCTCCGCAATAGCTTAAGGCAGTCGCAAAGCCTTCAGCCGTGTCAATACCAACCATAGAAGCATTTACAAGAGTGTCCACAACTTTGGTTGCTTCGCTTGCCGAGTAATGGAACTGGTTCATAACGCCTACAAGCATGTCGCTGGCTTGCGCTGCTTCGATTCCTTCGATTTGCGCCATAGCCAAAGCCGCATTTAACGCTTTAACAGCCTCTTCTCCTTCCAAACCAGCCTTAACCAAGCTTTCGAGCGCTTGAGCAGCCTTGTTGGCTCCAACTGCGAATTGAAGCCCAGCCGTATGCGCCGCCTGTTCTAGCTGTTCATATAGCCTTTCGGCTTCCGCACCCGTTTTTCCGCTTATCGCAGTAATTGTCGTAAGCGTATTCTCGAAATTGGCGAAAGCTTCTATGCTACCTTTAACAAAATCTTGGACAGCGTCATAGGCCCGCATTGCAAACTGACTGACAATGAAGCCACCGGCTACACTTGCAATACTGCCTAATTTACCGAACCTTTGTCCTAATCCTTCAAGTTTCTGGCCTATTTTCCCAAATATGGATGTGGCTTTATCCACAGCTTGAATCAAAATTTTTATTTCGCTTGTTGCCATTTTCCTACTCCTTTACATTTAAATATGTGAAAAATAAAAAATGGATGGTGATAAAATGGAAGGACCTAAAATCTGCGATAAATGCGGAGTTCTTTTCTGGAAAGGAGAACGATACAACACCGTAGTGTTGGTTTTATTGATTATTTTTCTGTTTCCGGTAGGAATCATTTATTGGCTCGTTAAAAGGCATCCTCGGTGCCCAAGATGCGGAAGTAAACAATGGCATTTAGCGACGAAAGAAGAGCAAAAAAGGGCTGAAAAGGAAGGTAGAGTGTTCCCTTAATCTCATCTTATCCTTTTTTTCCTCAGTCGGTAATACCATTGTAGCCAAGCCGCTAAAAAACTCGCTTGAAAAAGCGTCAATTTTCGTAGGTCTTCAAAGTTTAAATGGAATTCATGGAGTATCAAGCCGTATAGTTGGGCGTAGCTGTTTGCTTTGACCCATCTTGTAACCGTTTCAAAGTCTGGAAAGGGGCCATGCTTATTTTGCTGAGAATCGCTGTTGCCACGTCTATCGGCAAAGCCTTAACCTTTTCCAAAGTCACTTTCGAATCTGCCTTGCTAAGCATTTTATAAAGCATTACTACAGCCTTTTCCTCGTCCGTTTTCACCTTCATCACGTCGCCCAAATCATCGATCGTTAATGGTCCATAGCGAACCTTCATGTCCAACTCTTCGACGTAGGCCTCTTTTATTTGTGCCGCGTCCTCAAGCACCTTGTCTATATCAAAGATTTTAGCGATTTTCTCCTTTTCCTTTTCATACTGCTCCAATTTCGCCTTATATTTTTCCACTTTTCCCGTTTCCTTACCCATTTCGATTTAGCACCTCCCGTAAAGGCTTTTTAACCAGAAAAAGACGTTTCGCCGAAACTGTCTGATACACGATTTTTAAGCGTTTACACTCTTCAATTATGAGGGCCTGAAGCTTTTCTATTTCTTTGAGTGGCCCTCTCGCAATCAAGCCGAAATTCACGATTAAATCCTTATTCTTTTCGATAATCGACTCCATTTTCCCTATCTCCCGTAAAATCTAAAAATAGAGGTTTTGCTTCGTCCCCATCGTCTTACATTATGTCGACTCTGTTTGTGTGCTGAAGCTTATTGATTTGGCCTCGCCGCTAATTGACTCCATAATTACGCCGTCCTGCTCGATGCTTAATTCCCAACTGTTAAAGATTACGTCGTTCAGGGTTATTTCGGGTAGACCGCTGCCTGTTCCAGCCGGCCTAATAACGATAGAAACGGCTGTTCCGTTTAACACATCTGATGCGTAGGTGTCGTCGATGAACATTTTGTCGATGCTGACAGTGAAGGTTTGGTTTCCAGCCTCTAACACTTGCGGCGTAGTAGAGCCTAAAGCATACTCCTTAATGAGGTCGACATCGATGCCTACAGTTACTCCCTTCGCATAGCCAATATCCGAACCATCCTTTTGAATAACTGCATTATATCCGACTATTGGAGAACTCATTTTCTCGCCTCACCTCTCTCCTATCTTTTAAAAGCTGCGGGACCCGCGGGTTCAAATCCCGCTGGGTCCTTCCGCGCTATAATGGGGTGTTTGGTTTTACCGAAACAAACCTTGTTTGAGGATTCTTTTACAGTAAAATTTAAGGAACAGTCACGATACAAGCCATCGTGACTATTTCAAAAAGCTTTCAAGTTTTTTTCGACTTTATAGAATGGAGATTTAGGTTAGACACTAACACCCTATCTATACTAAGAGGGCGCGTAGAAAAGCTTGGCTATGAACCTGACTACTCCGCCATAATAAAGCTTGTTTCTAAATCGGATTTCGCCTGGACTAAAGAATGTGGGTCTCACATCCTTCACTTTCCCATTCAAAGTTCTATCCACCAATATTGCATCATAGATTTTACCGAGAGGCTCCACAAGCTCAGCAAACACGTCTTCAGGCTCTGTTTCGCGAATTACAACCACAACGTCAAAGGATACTTCGTTTTCCAGCAAATCGCCTATTTCTGCTTGGCTAACAGTGGTTTCTGTAGGGTTTATAATGGCGACAGGAAGGTTAGTCAACTTTAAGCTTTCGCCCAGCACAACCTGCTTTAAATCCTCCACCTTTTCCAGAACAGACTTCACCTGGTCGAAAACAGCCTTATATTTCTCGTAAAAGCCCAATTTTACGCCTCCAATGGTTCATTCCATACTTCACGCCAAAACATGGGAACTCGCCTTATGACTTCCTCGGCTGTTTCCCTCACAAAGCGTTTAGGCTTGGTTCCCGGATGATGTACCAGACGCGTAAAAACCACTTCTCCGCTGCGGGAAACAAAACGCAGCGCTTGCGCCCTAACCGGCCTAATCAGATGTGGTCTCGTCCCAAACTCTACAAACATGGCGTATGGAACCGTTGGAAAAACATACGCCTCAAAGCCGCGCTGCACCTTCCGAATGCTCTTCCGCAATTTACCGGTTCGTTTCGGCGCTTTCTCCTTCATGGTTTTAACGGCGTAATCCGCTAGTTTGTCGCTTACAAGCCTACGCATTTTTCGGCGCAGTCCATCCGGCAAAGCCTCAATCTTTAAGCCTACACGATGAACCGTTACTTCAATCATGCAATTTGGCCTCTAATAACAATCTTTAATGGCTCCTGCTCCCTGCTTGGAAAAGTCTGCGTGGATCCGTCACTCCAGACAACCTCGAACTCGCCAATATATGTGCCAGCCTCATCCGTGTCGCCGCTTTGCCAGTCCATCCTTACCTTTCCTTCCGTTGCACTTATGATGGTGCATGCTCGATTCTGAATTTTTATGGTTCCATTCGTCTTTCGCATGTGAAACTTTACGGCTTGAGCATCCGTCAAATCCACAACTGAACCGTCATCATATTTTAAAGTGGCCAAAATGCTTGGTTTCAAATCGCCCTGCACAAGATAGATTTCAGCCATGAATTGTCACTTCTCCTTTTTCACCTTCCAACTCAACCATTCCCTTTTCTCCTTCAAGCGTGACTTCTCCCTTCTCGCCTTGAAGCGTTACAGACCTGATGATTATTACGGCTGCTCCTCCGCCAACAATAATTTCTAAGCCAACAGCCTTATCCGCCAAGCTGAATTGGCGGAGCAGCCGATTTACAAGTGCGATTCCCTGCGCCGCATCGGTTAATATTATCAGTCTTGAAGGCCTCGAAACAGCTTCAAGGCCGACGGCCGAATCGTAAACTTGAATTTGCTTGAGGGTTTGAATTAATTCGTCGCCAACAGCAGAGTCAAAAATAGTGATTAAAAACTGAGTTATTATATTGACGAGGTCACTTCCGGAGCCGCTATCCAAAATTATTAATTGTCTATTTCGGATTAGAGTTTCAAGACCGCTTGCCAATTCCTGAATGGTCATTTCTCTTAAAGGTCTGCTTAGGGCCTCTTGGCCGGCGGCCGAATCAGTTAAAGTTAAGCCCCTGGAAGGCCGCGAGACGGTTTCGAAGCCTACGGCTGAATCTAAAACGATAGCTAAAAGTGAAAGCACAGCTTGTTCTAAACCAATGGCCGAATCTAAAATTATTAACTGTTTATTTCTAATCAGCGTTTCAAGGCCGTCTGCTAAATCTTGAATTGTCATTAATCGTTGAGGCCGAGTTAGGCTTTCCTGTCCCTCTGCAGAGTCATCCAACGTGAATGTTCTGAGGGGCCTTGCAACGTTTTCGGAGCCAACTGCAAAATCTGAAATTACGGACATAAGCGACCGGAGAATCTGCTCGGCTCCAACCGCAGAGTCGGAGATAATTAATTGTTTATTTCGAAGCAGCCATTCAGCTCCTATGGCTAAATCTTTAATCGGCGTCACTCTTGAAGGTCTAGCTAATGCTTCTTGGCCTTGAGCAGTATCCGTCAAGGACAAGCCTTTATAGGGCCTTGTAACACTTTCGGCGCTAACGGCTGAATCCGAAATCGTAAACAATAATGAACGGATAATTTGCTCCACGCCGGTTCCAAAATCGAAGATGATTAGGCTTCGAGTTTTAAGGATGGATTCAAGGCCGTAGGCCAAGTCTGTAAGCGGAATCTGCCTTGAGGGCCTACTGAAAGCTTCAACGCCTACAGCCGCATCTATCAAGCTTAAGCCGCGATAGGGTCTTGACAAGGTTTCACTACCGATTCCGGCATCGGTTACGCCGAAACTTCTATTCCGCGTGAAAGCTTCTATTCCAGCCGCCTGGTCTGAAACGCCGAAGCTTCTAAAGGGACGAGATAAAACCTCGGCGCCTACAGCAGAATCCAACGCCGTGAAAAGCATGATGTCAACTCTTTCTTTCGGTTTGGAAGTGTCAACCGTTACGGTCCGCGTTGTCTGAACGCTTGTGATTTCTATTTGGTCTCCGTTCGAGTATCCGGATGGAAATTTTGTTGTATCCGCCAAGTCAACGGCATATTCTCCTTCCGAGTCTGTTTGAACCGTATATTGCTCGTTTTTCGTGACATTTTTTATTGTTACATCTACGCCGGCTTGAATTGCTCCATCTTTCTTTACGATTCCATAGATTACATAGGGGTTCTGGCTCATTTCTCAGCCTCACGGATAACTATGATACCATTCTCCTGCTTCCTTACAGTAAATATAGAATGTGCAGCCAGATTCGACGACAGCATTTTCTTGTCCGATGTATTCGTTGGTGTCCTGTTCCCAGACCAAGACCGCTCTGGAGCCATTGGAATATTCAAGGCTTATAACAGTCCAGTTAATATTGTCGAGGTGAAGCGAAGTGTTTACTTGAGAAAGCGTTTTGCCTACGTCTACACTCCAAGCGGTAAAGTTATTCCAGCCAACAACAAGCTCTGTATAAATGTAGACAACTTGGATTGTAGTATTTCTTACATTTCCTAATGTATCATTACAGCTTATAAACCAGTAAATTTTTTCAAGTCCTGAAGGCTTCGTTCGTGTCCAGTTACTCCATCCCTCCGTTACGCCAGAAAAGCTTATCGTACTGTTAGCCTGAAAACTTCCTGTAACGTTCCAGTAAAGAGTTGCAGTGTCCAGCCCATCAATGTCCCACCACTTACATTTAAAGCTAATGTTAGAATCAGAGAAAGTTCCTTGTAGATTTGAGTATAGTGGATTGGATGCTCCAATTTCACCTGTGAATGGATTACCAAAGAAAGCATATAATTCTCTGAAAGTGTTGATTGTTTTATCTGTAATGTTGATGAAGTTTCGGAATAAAGTTGCAAATCCAATGTCGGTTGGTTCTGTCCGGTAAATATAGCATGGACTGAAGTCTGTAGCATTTAATGGATTAGCCCAGCCCAAAACTTTGTAGTGTGCAGCACTTGTTCCGCCATAAAGCTTGTTAAATGTATCAAGTAATTCTGAATTTTGGTATGTCTGTGAGTAGTTTAGGCAATAAAATATTAATGCAACTCTTTTGGCTGCAGCGTTCCATACATCACTGACATCGTCAAAGTCTGATTCTCCCGGCTGGGTATCTTTTGCGCAAGCGTGAACGATTAAGTCATTAACTAACATTCTGCCTTCTACAGCCAATGAATAAAAGTCTTGATAGGCACGGGAAACCCATGTTTCATTTCCCCAAATCAAATATGCTTGAATCAAGGCTTCATCAATTAAGCCGAATCCATGCACAGAAATATCAGTGACAACGCTTCCGTCAGAAGAATTGATTTCATATACAAATCTTGGAAATGTGTTCGTTGTCCAATAATATTGTGCTCCAGCCCAAGCAAGCTTTCTAATTCTCTCTTTTAAGCTGTCATTACTTGTAAAGTAGTAAACAGTTTCTGCGCCTAACAGATGATAACCAAAATGTTCATCTTCCTTTATAGTCGTGAATTGTGCTGTTCCATTTGGATACATACTGGTGGCTGGAAGCCAAACATCCGAAATAGCCCAATTTAAAATCATTTTATTTGCATATTCAAGGACAGTCTGATTATTTAATACATAACCGGCATAGGCTAAAGCAGCTGCTATCCTTCCTTGTCTGCTACAAGGTATTTTATCAATAACGTGTGTTCCGTTAAGGTATACTTTCGCTGCTGGAATCATGGATGTCTCATTCACAATAAATAGGTTAATCCATCTGGAGACAGCCTCATCTAAAAGTGATAGATAGTTAGAGTCTACAGTGCAAAACATGGCCAATCCTAACAGCCTTGTTGCACTACTGCCTGCTGCGATTGGTTCTATCCATTCATCGTTTTGCCAATCATAAGTTTGAAAGAGTCTATCGATAGGTTGAGACTGTAACCAGTTTACGTATTCGTATGCATAGTTTAGCATTGCAGTGTTTCCAGTTAATTTATACAAAGACACGGCGAACAGTAATTGTCCGCCTGCTTTTCCAGTCCACTCCTGTAACCTTTCAGAATATTGTTTGATTAGAGGTTTGTCAGGGAGTTTCCTTAAGATTGCGCTATCAAATAACCATTCGAGCATTTTTGTCTGATTTCTGTAGCCCCTAACCCAAATATAGGCAAAGTCAATTTTAACGTTTGCAAGAGAACCTGTTCTGAACCGAATTTTTAGATTTTTGAAAGAAGTTGGAGTCCAAATGGTTACTGTTCCTCTGTCATGTCGGTCTAACGTTATGTTTGCAACAGTCCAGTCTCCAGCAGATGGAAAGCTGTCTGTTGCGTTTCTCCATTTTATTCCATCCCACATTTCAACATAGAATGAGTAAGTGGAAGTGTAATTGATTACAAGTTTAACATCCAGAAAAGTTGCGAAATTAATGTAGTTGAAGGTAAAGTTGCAACTTCTTCTATTTGACTCAGTTGTAAAAATATAGTTGTTCGGATAGTCTGATGCATTAAGGAACGGCGGGTTTCCTTCGTAGTCCCATTCCATGCTTTTTCCAATATAAATATCTACGCCAGTCCAGTTTGATTGGTCATTTCCGGCACACCAAATTCTAATCTGCGATAGTTTTCGAGGCTGGTCAAGTTCAACAATAATCCAACCTATCCCTTGATATTCCCAAAATGTAGAAGTGTCACCGTCAATGAACCTTGATAGATAACTCCCTCCTTTTACATCATAAACAGAACTTGGAGAAATCCATTGTCCTACATCAGAGTCGTAAACTTCAACTTCGTAACCCCAAAGATAACCATAGGGTTCTTCGCTTTGAATATCTGCAATTTTAATCCATTTACCGATTTCCGAACTAAATGATTTAGCAACCCAATCTGCTGTTGCAGATTTAAATTCTTGGTCTGTTAAAACTTGAACCCAAAAGCTTGGATTGTTAAGGTCAATTTCTGCATCTTTAAGCTGAGCGATGGCAGTTTCGGAATAGTCAAGCTTAGAAGTTTTTAAGATTTGAATCCCTGTATCTCCCCAATTACCATCTGTATCATTAGCGTATATTCTCCATCCTATCATGTAAGAATATTTTGGCGGGAGCTCTTTTGTTACATTGCTCCATGCCTTAAGCGGATTCCCTGTCCAGCTAATCCATGTATCGTTTTCCCAACTTCCGCTGGCATTCCAACTGAAAATATATCCGCTTAATCCAGCATCATCCGTCCATTTTACACTAAATTTGGTATCTCTTGCCAGAATCGTATTATCAAAGCTGATATTACTCGCTTGTGGATTCGGGGGGCTATATTCATACCATACTTCAAGTTTTACAGCATCTACATGAACTGGATAGGATGACAGCCAACTTCCATCTGCTCTAATATAAATTTTGGCATTATTCACCTTATCCACTGTATCAAGAATATCGGTAATATTTTCGGAATCCCAACCCCAACTATTTACACTGTACACTCCAGAAACTTCTATCCAATCTGAACCATTCCACACATAAAAGTAAATACGACTCAACGTAAACTTGCTAAGAGTATATGTCCAAAATGTAACGTTAATAATTGATGTTGCAGTAGAGGGTAAATCCTGAAATGAGAAATCTCCAATTAAATCTTCATCAACTGTTGAGTTTATCATGTTTGTCGGCTGATCCTGCGCATCCAAGTATGGCGAGTTGCCATAACGATTCCATCCGGTTTTTGAATTGTCATAGCCGTCAACCCATAATTCCACGCTTTCAACCGTGGTTGCACCTGTCGGCGGTGTAGGCGGCTCTATTACCGGCGGCTCTTTCGGCTTTAATGTTCCGCCGCCCAGAATCGAAGCCAAGGTTATGACAAACACTAACAATGCAGCCTTAATCCACATTGGAAGTTTTCTCCACCAAGATTTTATTTTTTCCGTCATTTTTCAAGGTTCTCCTTTCTTATGTATGCATATTTGCTATCCCAGCAGTACCAAACTTCAACCGGCTGCAAACCGAAGAAGTCGAGATTTCTCCATGCGTCGCCATCAAACCATTCAACCCAAACATGCGGGCCGGCCTTGGTTTTGCCGGCGCATAATCTTACACGCCAAGCCTCTATTCCGCTTGCGACAAGCAAATTAGCCAAAAGAATAGCTAGATCCTCACAGTCACCTTTCTTGTCGCATAGAGTCTCAAATGGAAACTTCCAAAACTCGCCTTTCTCCGGCCTTGCTTTAATATTACGTTTAATCCATTCTTTAAGCTTGAATACACGTTTCCATTCCGGAACATGCTTGAATTGCGCCGCAACCTGCTCCAGCTCAAACGTGTTTGGATTCACAAAGAAATTGCGAACATCAATTCGGTGTTTTCCGCGTGCATCCTCCAAGATGACGGCTTTAGGCATAACGTTTTGCCAATACCATCTTTTATGGAAACGTTTAGCTAAACAAAAAAGAAGACGCTGAAACATCGTTGAAGTCAGCCTTTCTAGCTTAGGCTAAGCTCAATCTGAATGGTCCATGTTTCGCCGCTCGGCTTGGTTCCCTTATCTACTACTTTGCGGTTGATATGCTTGGCTGAAGTGGTGTTGCCATTCGCCACTAGGAATTCTTGCCAGCCGTGATTGGCTGTGTCGCCGTCGGCTGTCGCCTTGAAAACCGCTTTCTGTCCGCTTCCATACTGCGGATAGCCAGAATCCATAGGCAAATACGTATAATTCGAGCCTTGCGGACCCGTCTGCGAAGCATCCTCGGCTGTAGAGCCGTCTCCAACGCAGATGTGCGCGTTAGAATTGTTGAAGGGTGTTTCGGAGCCTCCGCATACAAGCGTCCAAATCGCATCGATGCCTTGATTCAGAAAGACGTCTTCAAGCTCAAATGGCAACGTTTCCTCGACAATCTCGTAGGGCCTAAGACCCAACCGCTTGACGGCTTCCATGCTTGGTGCCTTATACTTTTCTATTACAATTCTACATTTTCCAACTGCTTTTTCATCCATTTCTTTTCTCTACCTCCTTTCAAACTTTTAACCTACAGAAATGGAATGGCAAATAAACGGCGCGAGAATACGCCGCATTTCATCCGTAAAAACGTCTGGAATAACAAATTTAACCGTGAACTCGTCTATTCGGATGATAGGGCTAATTTTTCTTTGGAGAATGGCATGTAAAATGTTGCTTGCAAGCATTAAACAGACATTTTTTATGGCTTGCGGCGTAGATGTGTAGCCGGCCATATAGGATACTCTTACACTTTGAAGCTTTACGGCTGGAAAATCGGCTGTAAACCAGATTAGGCCAGCGTTATAATCAACGATATAATCTGTGCTGTCTACAGTTTGCCAGTCTGGAGCTAGCCCATAACCGGCCTTATTAACTTCAACTTTACTAATGGAAATAACCGGCCGATAACGTAAAGCCACGGGGTTATGAAAGTCGTAAAGTTCATTTGTGAAGGTTAAGCCGCCGTCCTGGAAAAAACCAGATGGAACATTACAGTAGCTTTCTATGACTCCTTCTACTTGGCTGATTAGGTTTGAAAGGAAGTTGTTATATTCCGATTCTGTCTCATAGCCTAAATCTTTATAGTCGATTTTCGCGTAACTTTTGACTTCTTCAGCCGTTATATAAGTCATTTTAGAACACCAAAACAGTTAAAAAAACCAAAAATGGGAAAAGAAGGGTAATAGTGGAAAATTAGCCAGTTTACTCGGCGTGTTTGATTAGGCAGACACTTGCGTCTTCGACCAATACGGCGCCGCCAGTTATATGGGATACAACATAATTGCTGAGTTCTCTTGGGTCGCGATAAATTTCGGTTACTACGCCTTTTCCATCTGTTCCCCAAGCCACTGAAGCGTTTCTGCTGAAAATTGCAGCGTAAACTTCTCCGTCGGTTCCATCGAATGAGTCGCCGAATAACGGGTCTAATATGACTTCTGCGCCGAAAAGCCGCGGAACTATTCCTTGCCTTGCAAACTCGGCGAATGCAGCGTAGTATTGGACGCCGGTGATGTTCTGCCCCATCAACTCAAAGAATTTGCTGGGCCCCATAACTATGCAGTCGCCTGGCCATTTGCTTGATTTAACCTTTTGAATAGCTGTTCTTATAGCGTCCCATGTTAGGGTGGCTTCCGTTCCGTCTCCGGCGGATCCAAGCGTTACGGCGTTTGTAGAGGCCGACTTAATTGCGGTCCATAACTTATCATTTATGGCCGCCTGGCATGTGTTTCCATGTAGTGTTCCAACGGTTCTTACAAAGTCAAGGACATGCGTGTATTGGAGCAAATCGCTAATCTTAGTTACTTTACCGTATTGGGCTAGGGTTCCGGATACAGAGCCGAGGGTTGGGTCTGCGGCGGATACGGCAGAGCCTTCACTCCAAGTGTCATAGGTTGGTGCTCCTAACCGTTGCACATAGAAGGTTTTGCCGGAGCCGGCTGGAACGCGTATTATACGGGCGTAGGCGTCGGCTCTGACGAGGGTTTGCATTGTGATTGAGGCTTGCGCCGCAACCATTGTGGCCAACGCCACGCCGGAAGTTCCGGTTGTTGCTTCATGGAGTATTTCATAGACAGTTTTGTTGCCGTATTCAGCCAACATTTCCTCAAGCTTCTGCCTTATTGGCGATTGGATTTCGCTGGCTTCCTTCACCTTCGTGGTTTTAAGTTCTTTTAGTTCTTCGTATAGGCGTTTTAGCTCTTCCATAGGTCCGCTGAGGTCAACTTCGACTTTCATAGGCTCCTCTTTTACGGCTTCCACTGACTCAGCGATTTTCTCCATTTGCTCTTTTGCTTCCTCTTTTATTTCCTCAACATCCTTTTCTTTCTCACTCATTTTCGAGAATCACCATAAAATTTTATGGTTTTTGGGCGCTGGGCCCTCACGGGAGTTTTCCTTCTCCCGGACGGCTTCATCTAACCGTCATGTC